AGGATAATATACTTCTATTTCCTAGTGCTCTAGGACCTGCTTCCGATCTACCATTGTAGACTGCTACAATCTCATCTTGCATGATAAATGTAGCGATCTCCTGTGGTGTGACTCTCATCGCTTCTTCATCATTATATAAGAAACTCAAGTCGTGAGTTGGTCCTAGAAATAAATTCACCATTCAAGTGCTTCAGATACAATAGGGAATTGTTCTTTGAATATATCCTTACATGACTCAGCAATCTCCATGTGCTCTTTCTGGGTGCCATGTGCTGAACGTAAGTCAATATAATGTATCCAAGATCTCACTGATCCTGTCATATATATCCGAGTTGGAGTGCATAATGGAAGAACCATTCTTGCACACTCTTTGGCAACTCCTTTCTCTATCATTTGATTGTATAACGCTTGTGCTGAACTGAATAGTGTAATCATCTGACGATTCAGTTTATCAACAACATCTTTATCTAAATCATCTATACTATTCTGACGGTTTTTATTATCTTGTCTACGTAATTCTGGTAAATCAATTTCACCTAACTCATTGCTCTGTGCATATCTTTGAGAAAACTCTTGAAATGTGAAACTACGATGTCGTAGAATTTGTGCTGCAATAGCACGAGTAGTTTCAATTTCAAGTGTCATGTGTGCTTGCTCAAATACAGACCAATGCTGATGTTTGATACAATATTTTAACAGTCCTGAAAAGTTTTCGTTGTCTTGATTGTTTGGGTTTGACACTCTGGCAACAAATGCCATGTTCTTTTCAGCATCAGGTGTTACTGTTATTAATTGAACTTTCATTTTCATGTAATGAATGGACAGACTTATGTAGTCTCAATTTTTTCTTTGCCTCCCTCAATGAATTTTTCAAATAAAATACTTCTTTTTGAGAGTAAAGATGTTTATGTTTGAGTGCTGCCTTGATTAGTTTTACTGTTTGTTTTAGTGTATTCATATATTATATTGGATAAAAAAAGGAGTGTCAAGCACTCCTTCGATATTGTGTTTAGTTGCAATTATTTGGCAACTTTTAATCCACGATACATAAGTTCGTGTCTATTACGCTTTGCTGCTTCAGCAAGCACTTTAGCGTTGTACTCTTTTGAGTCGTACTCGACTCCTCTGTAAATGACTTTTGCCATTTGGTTCTCCTAAAGTAATTGGACTTTGCACCTTTACCTCTGACGAGGGATCCGTGATTCCGTTCCTTCAGCAAACTGTTGCGTCCTCAAAAGAGGATGAACGATCCGTTCCGAGTTGGCTTACTTGCGTCCAATGTTCCAAGGTTTGCAATCTTCATCTGGTACTTTAGTATAAAAGTAATCAATAAGATACTCTTTAGCATCTTGGATGTGATTCTCATCACTGAGTATCTCCACCCTTGTCTGGTTCCATTCTTCACATGACAATTCCCAATGGTAAGAGTCATGATCAGCAATGAGTAATGCTAACAGTAATAAACCATGCATAATTGGATGAACGTATTGGTATCATATCATACCAAGTATATTTATGCAAGTATTTCCTCACATCTTTGTAACATGTTGTTACTTTTTTTGTGGGGTTTTATCTACCCAGTTTTTAGGATTGACTAGACCTCCTGCTTGAATCATATTTACAAACTTACTACTCTTATCATAATAATGATCAAAGATATCAACTGCCTTATCTCCAATAGCAATATCAAAGAAATGTTCCTCACCTTCTTTATACTCTATGAGATATGCATTATAAGGTAGTTTAGGATTGTCTGCTAATTTTTTGTCACACTTCTCATGAAGCACCTTGACCATTACTTATCTCTCCAAACGATGTCATCAAATACTTCTTCCACCAATGCTCTAGTGATTCTGTATTTTGACTGTAAATTTTTATCTTTTACTAACATCAATAGTTCTGCTTCAGACTCATGTAAACCCTCAAGTAATTGAATAAACATGGTCTCTCTTTTCATTTGAGATAGTTTATCATTACCACCCCTTACATAATTGTAAAGAGTTCTCCACTCATGAACAAGACGTGTATGTCCACCAGAGTTGATAGGTGCCTCATTCTTTTTGTAAGGTACTTCACCTTCTGGAATTGCACTTCTGATTTGCTTGTCAAAGTTCCATATCAATAATGCCTTGACATCATCACGTTTATGTTGTGATAGAAGGTCTGCCTTTCCCTTCTTATCTTTCTTACCATGAACTGCTTTGAAGAGTTCAGATACTAAAGGATTGTCAGGTAGTTTTGCCATAATTAATCTTCAAGTTCAGTTGTTTCGTCCCCTTCGATTCGGAATGAAATAATTTCGTCAGGGACTAATTGACCATTCGCATCAAACATTTCTGGATGATATGTATATGCTTGGCGATTGTTGTCTTGTATATAGGTGCGTAGAATATACCCTAATATTACTCCTACAGAAAGAGTGAGAATGCCTGTGAATACACCGATCGTAATAAGTGCTGCTTCCATTTGTTTTCTCCTAGTAAGGTTTTCTATTGGAGGATATTTAGTTCTCCTCCGCATCAAGAGTTCTACTCCCTTATTTATTTCTCCTAGATCATTTTCTTCTCTTGGAGATATTTCAATGTTTCTTTGCATCCACCTATATGTTTGTTGTCAAGTTGAACTTGTGGAAAGGTAGCACCCTCCTCAAATTCTTCGTAAAACTGGGCACGAGTGAAGTGTCTATCCAGTTTGTATTCTAAGTAATCTATTTCAGTGGCAGCAAAGAGTTCTTTCACTCTATCACACCACTGACAATTGTCTCTCGACCAAAGAACTGCTTTCATTTGATTCTAGTTACGTTTCCTGCTACAACTATTCTTTCTTCCTGAGATTTGACAGGATCGATACCATGCCATATCCAAGGAATAAAAAATATAATTTTACCTGATCGTTGAGGTTGAGGGTAAACTTTTTTACCATCCTTGAACTCCCAATAAAGACAATCTTCATTAGGAACATCAACAAAGTGAATCCATGAGAATAGATTCGATTGATCTGGATAGTGATGATGAGCATCAATACCTTTGCCCAGACTCCTTGTATATATCTGTGCCCAGATATGTTGATATGAATAGATCGCTGATTGATCTGCTTCAAACAACCGTTGTTCTTCTAGTTCTCTCTTTATTATTGGACTGTAAATTTGTAACAGTCTTGTATCTAAGAACTTTTCGATAGGTTTACCAGTTCTATTTTGAGAGGTAGGTGCATGATGATAACTTGTATAATACAAGGGTTCTTCTTTCAGATTTTTTCTAGCGAATCTATCTGTGAGGTAAGTCTCCCGTATATATTTTTTATCATCGTAACATAATTCAAAGTCAATTGAATGAAAGATCATATGCCTTGGTCCTTGTACCTTTCAAAGAACTCTTTCATATTGGACTGATTCTGACCTTCATTTGATTTAGGATCGAGTTTGTCGTATCCCTTCATCTTCTTCCAATCAGAATACATTGCTCCTAATAACCATGACTGAGAAAGACTGTTAGGTCCGTCTTCTAATAGTTTGAGTTTGAATTTGTCACTTACGTAACCTTTATACTCTTGTCTCCAATTGGAGTCATCGTAGGGTTTTTCTGTCATGATTTTAGTAACATGTATATGAGACCGGGGATTATTATAAAAAATTGTGGAAGGAAGTTCAATACAATTGCTCTTTCTCTCCACTTGATACCTACATATGTCCAACCGGTGGCTCCTAATAATTGTAGCATACTATTCCACGGTGTCAATCCTAGGACATGAAAGACCATAGCAGTTAGTATCACCATAGCACTAAACCACTTGACTGTTCTAACGCTCAATAATTCTCTCCTTCATTTCAGGTGACCAGTTCTCATAGTAATTAGTCTCTTGTAATTTTTTTCTTACTTCTTCCAAAGGTTTTCTATGCTGCACAATAAGAAGTATAAGTTCTCCTTGATTGACTACAAACCCACCTACATCTTCAACCAGATCAGGATGTTCCTCTAGAAATAAGTAATCAGGATGCTTTTTATTATAAAATAATGCCATCTCTGATAGTAACTCTACTGACATCCATGGATTCATGACGTATATGTTAACCTCTTTATCCCACTCCTTCGGAGTAAATGTTTGAATGTCATCGAACATCTTTACACTTACATTACCTTCAACCCATGCCCTCTTAGCATAAGGACATGGAGGCAAGTCACCAAACTTACTGTTGGGGATATCGAGGACACTATATATCCATGTTTCTATTTGAGAAGTTATATTTTCTGATATCATACCCAATTATCTTTTACAAATGAAGCGTTATCATGATGTTCTATGAAATTGCTAGGTCCAGAAAAATGAACTAACTTAATTTTTTCATTTATTTTACCATCAATATCAACCATTCTACTTTGACTATCAACATTCTGTTTCCAAAGCATCTCTAATAAATTATATCCTTCAGCACCAGTTCTACCTTTACAATTTCCATATCTTGCCAACCATTCTTTTGGTAAAAAAGTGACATCCTGTTGTAAATGTTCTTCTATAAACAATTGTTCTCCATGTAGATAAGGA